CTATGGTTTTATTTGTTAAAGTTTGTGTGGCTGTTGTGCCTACAATTTCTTGATCACCTCCAGGAGGAAGTGTTAACACATTAGTAACACTAGCTGAGTGAGGTTGTGATTTAACTGTTTGTCCATGTGAGTTACTTTCACAGTTGAAAACCATTGTTCCTGGATTAGTATTACCTTTTAATACTGTTTTACCTGTGCCATTAGGTGCTAATTCTATATCAGCGTTAGATGTAGTAACAATATCTTGACCATTCATATCAAGGTCTCCACCTAATTGTGGTGAAGTATCATTTACAATATCAAAACTTACACCAAGTTTTGAACCAATTGATATAACCTCATCACTTGCATCAGCATATACAATATCTGCTTTGCCATTTGCAATGGTAACTGTCTGCGCTCCACTACCTTGTTTTATAATTATGTTTTGACTGCCTGAAGTACCATTTTGAATTATAAAATAAGCTGTTGTTGTTGATGGTGATATAGTTATTGTACAAGCCTGACTTAATGTACCACCAAATTTTATCACTCTGTACATACCATCGTTTAAATTACTTGATCCGCTTGATGGTGATCCTGCTCTGACGGTCAGCGTAGCTGTTGCTGCATCTGACAATGTTACAGATTTGTACGAAGTTATCCTATCTAAAATATCTATATTATAATTTGTTGTGGTTCCCCACGTACCAGATTGTTCTCCAGTACCAATTTTTTCTATGCCGAAGTTTGTTGTAAAAGTTGAAGCCATTTAACCTCCTATGCAGCTATTTCTGTCCAGTTCGGGTCTTGGTTTGGTGTGATCTGTGCAAAGTTTAATGCTTTACCTAAATCAACACTTGCTCCTAAACCGTTTGTTAACGATACCACAATATTCCCAGTTCCTGCAACACTATTTATTGACCCAGCACCAGAAACTCCTGTAACAGCAAAAACATTCTCATCAAAAGCTATTGCTGTTCCTAATGCTGTTGTGCCTAAAACAGTTGTAACTGGAGCGCCAGTATTACCTAATACAGTCATTCCTGTTGTATTTACAGCTGAAGTAGCTGCAACTCCTGTAACACTTACTGGCGTAATTAATTCTACGTCTACTGCTGGTGCTGGTGAGTTCCATGCACCTGACCCCCAAGTATCTCTACCCCAACCAAGTGTGTCGGATAAAGAAGATGTTAGTTCAAAACCAGCTACACTTATAGATACAAATTGTCCTGCACTTACAGTACCAACAGAACTACTTGCTGCAACTCCTGTTAAAGCAGTTCCTGAACCAATGACTGCGGCTGCAGAACCTACTGCAGAAGTGCCAGAAACACCACTAGGGATTATAGTTATAGGTATACTAGCAGTTACAGATTGTACTGCTCCTGTTGCTGAAACACCGCTAGGTGAAACAACACCAAAAGTATTCCAACCACCAGATCCCCATGTGCCTCTACCCCAACCATTTAAGTTTGGATTAGACACAAGTTACCTCAGGAAATACGTATTATCGCTGTGCTTTGGTTTGCTGTAGGAAACTGTATTGTAAAAGTTCCAGATGATGATGATTTGTTAGAACCAAAATCTAAAACAGCAACAGCTTTGTTACTTTGTGAAGAGTTATAAATTAACGCGCCTCTTGCTGTAATAGTAGCAGTTGTAAAACTTAAATCAGCAAAGTCTGTAAAACCTACAGTTCCTGAATTAAGTGGTGTTACATTTGTTAAAGTTCCTCCACCTGTAGAATATGATCCACTTGTTGCTACCTCACCTGTTGTTACAAAGACTGTAGTTGTTGCACCAAGAGTTGCAGTAGTGCTTGATTTGCCTCCACTACTTATCGCATACAAAGCTAATTTAAAAGTGTTTCCGCTTGAATTGGTAAAATTGTGTGTTGCAGTCATAAGTTCTTTCTTAAAACTTGTACACATTGCTTGAGTTATTGCCATTATAATCTCCTAATTATTTCTGATAACTCATTGTTACCAGTTTGTAAAACTTTGTTGACAATAGTAGCACGCTCTTCTTTTTTTGCCAACTGTATATATTGAAAAATAACACTTGTAATAACTGCTTTAAATTGCTTTGCTTGTTCTTTTATTGCTGGGGGTGCGTTATCTGAAACATATACAATTTTATTTACGCACATTTCTGTAAGTTGTTCTGCAGTCAATCCACCGTTGTCAGATGTAACAACACCTACTTTACCCACTTCCATTTGTATGTCTGGGTTTAGCATCCTTTTTCTCCTTTTGAAATGTTAGCCCTTCTATATCACCTCTTCCCCACAAAGCTGGTTGAGATGTTCTAGGATCTAGTGGTTCAGGTGGGCTTAATTTTGATTGTTTTGAAATCATTAAATTTCCCTCATGCACTTTTGTCACTAAAGGGTCTTTTAATCTGTGGTATCCATACAACTTTTCATTGTCTGGTATATTAGTGTCTAACAAAGCAGAACTGTGTGCTATTTCAACTTTTATACCTTTTGCTATGGCAGTCGCTAACCAAAACTCACAACAAGCTCTACCAGCTTCTGCAAAATGTGGTGCGCTTTTATAACTAAAATCAAAGCCAAAAATATGTATAGATTTAACTTTTTCAGCTATAGCCATTGCTATTGCATATGCAGAAGTGTTATTTAAATATGCAAGTTTAGTTTCTTTTATTACAAACTCTAAAGGATACTCTACAACTCCAGGACATCTTTTATCTTTTGTACAAGAATATATTGGTCCAGGATGTTGTTTTAATGTCTTTTTCATCAAAAGTGTTTGACTTCCAGCTTTTATGTCATCAAGAAATCTACTCGGTGGATCCATCATAAACATTCTATCGTGCATGATTATTCCACCCATACCATTGATAGTCCAAACCTCATCGTATTCATCGCTACGTATTCTTGAAAGCATATAGTCAGTAAAACTTAACCCTAACCCCA